AGCGTTAAGCGCGCCAACCTGCCGCCAGTAGCAAAGCACAGCCAGACCAAAACCACTCAGCCACAGAAGGAAGCCGCGTAATGAACCTCGAATCAATCGCTAAATACTTTGCGCCTAAATCACCGATGTTCAGTGACTCTCCCCTGGCAACCGCATCGGACAGCCTGACCGGAACTGACGTTATGGCTGCTCTTGGTCTTGCTGGCCATAAGTGCGGCTTTGGTTTCGATCTTTACCTGTCGAAAATCGGCATTAGCAGCCCAGATATAGCACTGGAGAGACTCTATGAGCAGGCACGTAAGTTATCAGGTAAATTCAGAGCACTGTCGGAACTCGATGAATCAGCTCGGTCAGGCGTGCTTAAGGTTCTCTGCGCTTTTGCATACCAGGATTATTCAAGAAGTGCTGCCAGCACTCGAAAATGTGATTGCTGTGATGGTAGCGGATTTACAGAGGCACAAGTTTTTACCAACAAGGTCTCATATCCATGGGGGAAACCGCCGTACTGGTCGAAAATGTCGCGGGCCGTTCGCCCAAGTGACTGGGAGAGCTGGACGCAGGCGCGTGAGGTAGTGCGGGTCAAATGCAAGCCGTGTAACGGAAAGGGCGTTATCAGCAATTCGTGTCGCTGCCACGGCAAAGGCAAGGTACTGGACAAAGCAGAAAGCGATCGCCAGGGCGTTCCGGTGATGAAAGCCTGTGACCGCTGCGGTGGAAGAGGTTACGCCAGACTGAAATTCTCAACGGTGATTGAGGGAATTAATACTGTTGCGGAGATAAAGAAAACGGCGGCCTATGAACAACTTCAGCCGCTCTTTGAGGAACTTGTCGCCGAATGCCATAAGCAGGAGTCTATGGCTGATGCCATTCTCTCAAAAGTAACGAGATGAAAATAATTTTCCCTAAAATTGAAAAAATATAGGAAATAGGTATTGCATTTCGCGGAAAAACTGGATAGATTCATCTCTAACGCTGGGAATCCGTTCAGTCGTTCCGAAGCCAAAAAAATTCAAGCCTCGCAATCACGCGGGGCTTTTTATTTTCCTGAAGTAAATCTCACGCCATGCCCGGCGCAAATTCAACACAGAGCCCTACAGAAACGAACCTCGGAGATAATCGCTAAAGGCGGCGGCCTCTCTGTGGGCGGTTTTCTGGGCAGCGAGGCTCGTTTCTATAGGTAAATACGCATGAAAACTATAAGCATCCCTCTGGAAGAGGTTCGTCGAATTTTCGAATTAGACCCTAAGTCTCCATCCGGATTGAGGTGGATGGTTGCCCCAAACCACAGAATAAAATGTGGGATGCCAGCTGGTAGCAAAGTTGGAAACGGTTATTACCAAGTTAAAATTGCTGGTATTAGCTATGGAGCTCATAGAGTGGTTTGGTCTATTGCAAATGGCGAAATACCGCAAGGCATGACTATCGATCACATTGATAGAAATCCAGGAAACAATGAAATATCAAACTTGCGACTTGCTGATAAATACTTGCAGGCAAGGAACAGGAAGCCATACAAAAGAGTTGGTATGGCTGGAAAAAGCAAGGGGAATATTCACCTGAGAAAAAGCGGTCGATATGATGCCACGGTAGGCATCAACGGGAAGATATTTTATTCGAGCGGCAGAGATAAGTCAGTCCTGCAAGCGTGGATAAAAGAAATGCTTGATAAGCATCAGGCGCAGCCTGGTAAATAGATTTCAATGATTTGCCTGTAGCTCAGAGGAAAGAGCAACCGCCTTCTAAGCGGTTGGTCGCTGGTTCGAATCCAGCCAGGCGAGCCAAACCCACTACCTGGGACCATTAGGCCAGAGAGCCGACATTGCCTTACCCTCATCTTCCTGGCTTGTCGCCAGGTTTTTTATTCTCAGGTTCCGGGAACCATCCTCGACATGCCTTGTTGTTAAACCGTCCAGAGGGCCTGACCCATTTTAAACACACAGCCCCCGCTTTTAAGCCGGAGGTTAGAGACTATGAAAATGCATAACGATCCCCACTCCTGGACGGAGTTTATCGAACTACTCCACAGCTGGTGGCGTGGCGAAACGCCGATGGGTGCCGTCTTGCTTTCAGTTGCCATGGCCGCATTGCGAATCGCTTACGGCGGTGGCGGCTGGAAGAAAATGCTCCTTGAAGGGGCAATCTGTGGAGCCCTGACCCTTACAGCTGTGTCAGCTCTTGATTACTTCAACCTTCCGCAGTCCCTGTCGATTGCTATCGGTGGCGCGCTCGGGTTTGTTGGCGTAGAGCAGGTTAAAGTTATGGCTTCCCGGGTGTTTAATTCTCGCTTTGGAGGCGGAGATGCAAACCAGTGATAAAGGCATTGCCCTGATCAAGCAGTTCGAAGGCTGCAAGCTCACCGCCTACCAGGACAGCGTCGGAGTATGGACTATCGGTTATGGCTGGACTCAGCCCGTCGACGGGAAACCAATCCGTGCCGGGATGACAATTAAGCAGGAAACGGCAGAACGCCTGCTGAAGACAGGAATGGTCAGTTACGAAAGTGACGTGTCACGACTGGTTAAAGTTGGCCTGACTCAGGGGCAATTCGATGCCCTGGTGTCGTTCACGTATAACCTCGGTGCGCGGTCATTGTCGACATCGACTCTCCTGCGAAAACTCAACGCCGGAGATTACGCTGGTGCAGCCGATGAGTTCCTGCGCTGGAATAAAGCTGGTGGGAAGGTGCTGAATGGGCTGACACGTCGGCGGGAGGCAGAGCGAGCTCTGTTCCTGTCATGATTAGCGCACTGGTTAAGCGTTACTGGCTGCAGTTGCTGGTGCTGGCGTTAATCGGCGCACTGGCTTTCTTCGTGAACCACTACCGCGACAACGCCATCACTTACAGAGACCAGCGCGATAAGGCCACTGAGAAACTCCTCCTGGCGACCGCCACCATTAAAGACATGCAGACCCGCCAGCGTGATGTCGCTGCACTGGATGCCAAATACACAAAGGAGCTTGCTGATGCTAACGCGACTATCGAAAGTCTCCGTGCTGATGTTTCTGCTGGGCGTAAGCGCCTGCAAGTCGCCGCCACCTGTGCAAAGTCAACGACCGGAGCCAGCAGCATGGGCGATGGAGAAAGCCCAAGACTTACAGCAGATGCTGAACTCAATTATTACCGTCTCAGAAGTGGAATCGACAAGATAACCGCGCAGGTTAACTACCTGCAGGAATACATCAGGACGCAATGCCTGAAATAATTCTTTTGCAAATCACAAAGTCCATTTAATGAGCCTCGCGATGCGGGGCTTTTTTTACATCTGAATTTCACAGCGCATCTCACGCGCATATTACATCACCCGAGCCTTTCAGAAAGTTGAGCCTGAGAACTGCCGTATATGGTGGCGACCATCTCGGGGCGGCTTTTCTGTGAGACAGGCTCACTTTCTAAAAGGTAAAGACGCTATGAATCATCAATTGGCTAATCTCGATTTCCGGGACATGGTGGTTGTTTCTGGTAATCGCGTGATCACAACCTCCCGCAAGGTAGCAGCTTACTTCGACAAGCAGCATCACCACATCATTCAGAAAATCGAAAAGCTAGACTGTTCGGATGAATTTCTAACCAGCAACTTTTCGCGGGTTACCTATGAACACAAGGGTAATCAGTATGTTGAATATGAAATTTCCAAAGACGGCGCGATGTACATCATCATGTCGTTTACCGGCAAAAAAGCTGCCGCCATCAAAGAGGCGTTTATCAAAGCATTTAATTGGATGCGTGACAGGCTGATGGAGATGGCTCACTCATACCAAAGAGAGCACAACGAGTTAATGCTGGAGTTCATGAAGGAAAAGGATGTTGCCAGTATGTCAGGACGCTTGCTGAACCGCTGGGGCAGGATCAAAAAACCGCAACTCATAGCAAGAATCGAAAGGCTTGAGCAGCAGGCGCAAATATCGATCCCCGGACTGCCAAAGTGACCATTCCAAAGCCCATCTACGGGTGGGCTTGATAATGGTTATCCCCCTGAGCGGATAAATCAAAAATAACCCCTGCAACGGATAATGACGGAGCAACAGATGGCAAAAGCCAAATGGCACAAACTCCCGGCGTTCACCATTCCGCTGTTTCAAAGTGCACACGTCTACCTCGCAACAACCAGAGAACAGTTTCAGCACGCTGATAAATTCCTTGGCGGCAGCGGGGATGAGAAGCCATTCAATCTTGGGATTGCAAGCAACTATGAAAACACTGATACGGGAGAGCGAGTTTACCTGATTGGAGTATTCGATCAGCAGATATCAACTCTCGTTCACGAATGCGCTCACGTATGTTTTTACGTCTGCTCTGATGTGGGCGTAACGACCAATCCGGAAGACGCAAACGAAACCTACTGCTATCTGCTCGACAGAATGTTTTCGGCATTTTTGCCGTATATAAAACAGGATTAACTCATGGTGAACGAAGACGAGCGCAGGCCACTTCCACCAGTTAATTTCATTGGCCCTGATAACTGGCAGCCCTACACCAGATTGATTCCCGCCAATGAAGTGCATGACTGGATAAGCCATCAAATCCTCAGCGATAGCGGAAGCATCCATAACCCAGACCACGCCCATTTAATGGAAGCTGATTTGTGTTTTATGTGGGCTTCTGACTCATTCGCGAAGAAAGGGCGCTACGTTCTCGGACAGGCCGAACAGGTAATGCTCCGCGCAGGTGGTTGGCAGAAAGCCAGAATGGAACAGCAGATGTATGAATGGTTCGGGCGCATCCCGAAGTTCATCATCACGCTGGCAGCCGACTACTGCTCACAATGCAGCGACCTTGAATTCTGCGCCCTGGTAGAGCATGAGCTTTACCACATTGCCCAGGCCACCGATGATTTCGGCGCACCTAAGTTCAACAAAGAGACCGGGCAGCCAGTTCTCACATTGCGCGGCCACGACGTCGAAGAATTTGTCGTTGTTGTGCGTAGATACGGGGCGAGCACTGAAGTGCAAGAACTGGTGGACGCAGCCAATCAACCTGCAGAGGTGGCAAAACTTAACATCGCCAGAGCGTGCGGGACGTGCATGCTGAGACTGGCGTGAATTTTTGACTGATTATGACAGGCGGTAAGCGATGGCTGCATTAAAGGGAGAGGTGAAAGCGTTTATCGTTCAATCGCTTGCATGCTTCGACACGCCGTCGCAAGTGGTCGATGCCGTCAAAAAAGAATTTGGCATCACGATCCCCCGTCAGCAGGTTGAATCTCACGACCCGACGAAAGCAAACGGCAAAGGTCTGGCGAAAAAATGGGTCGAGATGTTCAACGAAACCCGCGAGCGCTTCCAGACGGAAATTGCAGAAATCCCGATCGCTAATAAGGCTTATCGGCTTCGCGTACTGCAACGAATGTCTGTGACCGCAGAGAACATGAAAAACCTCGGCATGACAGCTCAGCTTCTCGAACAGGCAGCAAAAGAAGTTGGGGATGTCTACACCAACAAACAGAAGGTTGAGCAAAGCGTTGTTGCCACCCATAACGTTATGCCGGTCCCGTCCTGCGATAACGTCGACGACTGGGAAGCAGCAGCACAGAAACAGCAGAGCGAGGTTCTTGGTGGATGAATTACAAAGCCGTCTGGAAACCTTTGCCGGGATCGCAATCGCTCTCCCTGAGTTGCCCGTGTAACGAAATCCTCTACGAAGGTACGCGAGGCCCCGGTAAAACCGCCGCGCAACTGGCGCGCTTTCGTCGCCTGGTTGGTCTGGGCTATGGCTCGTTCTGGCGTGGCGTCATTTTCGATACCGAGTATAAGAACCTCACCGATATCATTACCCAGTCAAAGCGCATGTATCGCCTGTTTAACGACGGCGCACGCTATCTGGCGTCAGCATCTGAACTGCGCTGGGTGTGGCCGACTGGAGAGGAGCTGCTGTTCCGCTTCGGGAAAGAAGAGGGTGACTACTGGGACTATCACGGCCAGGAGTTTCCGTTCATCGGCTTTAACGAGCTGACCAAGCAGCAGTCCCCTGAATTCTACGAGATGATGTTCTCTTGCCGGCGCTCCTCGTTCCGGCCTGAGAATTACCCGCTGGGTGACGGTTCGTTACTTAAGCCTATTCCCCTGGAGACGTTCAGCACCACTAACCCGTTTGGCATCGGCCACACCTGGGTGAAGAAACGCTTCATCGAGCCAGCGCCCCGCGGCACCATCATTCGTGAAACGCAGCAGGTGTTTAACCCGCAAACTGAGCGCGAAGAGGATGTGACGCTGACGCGCGTGGCTATTCACGGCTCGTTCAAAGAGAACCCGTATCTGGATCCCCAGTACATCGCAACGCTGATGGCCATCAAAGACCCGAACCGCCGCAAAGCTTGGGTAGAGGGCTCCTGGGATGTCACCAGCGGTGGGCGCTTTGACCACCTGTGGAATGCATCGCTGCACGTCATTAAGCCGTTCCGCATCCCGGATAGCTGGACGGTTGACCGTTCCCATGACTGGGGTGAGTCGAAGCCGTTCTCTAACCTCTGGTGGGCGCGAGCCGACGGTACTGCCGCAGAACTGCCTGATGGTCGCCAGTTCTGCCCGCCTGCCGGGTCGCTGATCCTGATTGGCGAGTGGTATGGCTGTCCACCTGACGAGCTGAACAAAGGGCTCAATATGAGCTCGACAAACGTCGCCAAGGGTGTGGCCTGGATTGATAAGCGGCTGATGGGCGAAGAGCTGCCTGAACCTGAAGAGATAAAACTCAATGGGATAACTCAGGGGCAACTGAACATCATGCCCGGTATCTGCAAAAAGGTTGTGCCGGGCCCAGCTGACGGTGCCATCTACAACACTGGCGATGACGAGCTCTCTATTGCCCAGAAGATGGAATCGCAGGGCGTTAAGTGGGTTCCATCCAATAAGAAACCGGGATCGCGCGTAAACGGAGCGGCCCTCTTTGCTGACATGCTGGAGGCCGTCCTTGAGGGTAAGAAGCTGGAATCTGGTGTACCTGAGAAACCAGCATTCTACGTCTTCGACTATTGCCGCGGCTGGATAAGCCGTGTTCCGGTGCTCGTTCGCGACAGTAAGAACCCTGATGACGTAGACACTCAGCAGGAAGATCACGACTGGGATGGCACTAGATATGCCGTCCTGCATTCACCGCCGAAGAAAGTCGGCAAAGTCACCAACCTACGGATCTAATCCCATGCCTGATATTTCAACCCCAAATCTGGACTATGGGAACATGGTCGAGGCGTGGGATATCAACGATGCCCTGATGGGCGGCACGCTGTATATGCGCCAGCTGGGCGAGTCCTATCTCCCTCGCTGGCCCAAGGAAGACAAAGAGGATTACAAAAAACGCCTCGCCGTGGCCACGCTTCTGCCAGCCTACGAAGAGACCATTAAGCAAAACATCGGGCGTGTATTCGCCGAGCCCATTAAGCTTGCCGAGAATGTGCCTGATCAGCTGCGAGAGTATGCGAAAAACTTCGACCTTGAGGGGACGCGCCTGGACGTATGGGCGCAGGCATTCTTCGGTCTGGCGATGCAGTATGGACTCTCCCACGCGCTGGTGGATTATCCCAGGGTGGACACCGAAAAGGTGAAAACCAAAGCTGAAGAGAAAGCTACCGGCGCGCGCCCCTATGTCACCATGCTTAATCCACGCCAGGTAATTGGCTGGAAGTCGAAAATGGTGGACGGAAAAGTGGTGCTGACTGCGCTGCGTATCAAAGAGGTTGTGGTCGAAGACGGCGACGACTTCGGGCAGACCAAAGTCGAGCAAATCCGATACCTGACACCCGGAAAGGTGGAAATTTACCGCAAGGCTAAAGATGCTGACGGTGCCGCGACCTGGGCGCTATTCGATGGGTGGCAGACATCCCGCCAGGATATCACTCTGGTCACGCTCTACACCAAACGCACCGGGTTTATGTGTGGTTCACCGCCACTGCTCAACATGGCCCTGCTGAACATCAAGCACTGGCAGAGCCAGAGCGAGCAGGACAACATTCTGCACGTCGCCAGGGTGCCGTTGCTCACGGTGTTCGGTTTGGAAGAGGGGCAAGAGCTGATAATTGGCTCGTCTTCAGCTACGTCGTTCACTGATCGGCAAAAGCAGGGTCTGGAATACGTCGAGCATACAGGCTCCTCCATCGGTGCTGGTAAAGAGTCGCTGGCAGAACTTGTGGAGCAGATGCGCCAGGCTGGTGCGAAGCTGCTGCGTACGGAAAACACCTCTACCAAATCGGTTGACCAGACCTCCGAAGAGAAAATGCAGGAGCAGTCACCGCTCTACACCATGGCTACCAGCCTTGAAGATGCGATCGACAACATTCTGCAAATCATGGCCGAGTACATCGGCGAGAAAGATGGTGGCAACGTTGATGTTCGCACTGAGCTGGATGTCGAATCGACCGTATTCAATCCGTCCGCCGCGCTTGCCATCCAGGCACTGCGCCAGGGTGGTGATATCCGTCGAGCTGATGCGATTAAATCGCTACAGAAGTTAAACATTATTGATGCCGATGCGGATCCTGATGTGGTTCTGAGCGAACTGCTGGCTGAATCATCGTCTCTGGATACCAGAACGTTAGACGAGGTATAGCATGGCCCGCTCCGTCAATGACCGCCTGCAGGACGAAACGATAGCGCACGGCCTGTATGTAAACCGCTACGGTACTGGCGTCGCTCGTCGGATGGTGGCGCTGCTCAGCAAGATGGATGCTGACCTGGCTGCCAAACTGCTGGTGCTGCTGGATGGTAAGCGTGCCGATACCTACAGCGCTCGCCGCCTGGCTTCGCTGCTGGCTGGTGTGCGTGAACTGAATCAACAGGCCTATGAGCCGGTGAATGCTGCGCTGGCACGTGAACTGACGCGCTACGTTGAATATGAGGTCGGTTATCAGTTTGACCTTTTCAGCAGCATCATTCCGAAGCAGATCCTCAGGCATGTACCGCTCCAGAGCATCGCGCCTGAGCAGGTTTACGCCTCAGCAGTGGCTCAGCCATTCCAGGGGCGCTTGCTGAAGGAGTGGGGCCAGAAGCTTGAAACGGATCGGCTGGATAAAATCACCAACGCTGTGCGCACCGGTTTCCTTCAGGGTGAAACGGTAGATCAGATCGTTAAACGCGTTGCCGGAACGCCGAAACTCAATCGTGAAGATGGGGTGATTAACGCCTCCCGTCGCGACCTGGCGGTGGTGGCCCGCACGGCTGTAAATCACATGGCCGCTACTGCGCGTCAGGAGTTCGCACAGGGCAACAGCGATATCGTAAAGGCCAAACAGTGGTCCTCAACGCTGGACACTCATACCAGCCAGTGGTGCATTATCCGCGACCGAAAGCTTTACACGCTCGACGGCAAGCCGCTGGGGCATGAGATCCCTTATCTGCGCGGGCCCGGCAAAATTCATTTCTGCTGTCGCTCATGCGAAATTCTGATCACTAAATCGTGGGAGGAATTGCAGATAGCCTCTGGCGAACTGAGCAGCGCCACGCGGGCGAGCATGTCGGGCCAAATTCCCGCTGGGCTAAGCTTCAGTGAGTGGCTGGTAAGGCAACCCTACGCACGAATGGAGCAAGTACTTGGAGTTACCAGGGCTCAAATGCTCCGGGATGGAAAGATGCAGGTCCCGGACTTTTTTAATGATAGAGGTGAGTTTTTAACCCTTGAGCAACTCAGAGAAATTGATAGGGAAGCATTCATTTAAAGGGTAAAATAATCCTGCGCGGCTAGACCGGCCAGTCGAAAAGAGTGAACGTAGACACTCCTGCCGCGCACCATCATCTACGCAGCCTACTACGAGGTTTGATATGAAAACTTGCACCAAATGCGGCGAGTGTAAGCCGCTATCTGAATTTCACAGAGATAGCCGGAAATCATCTGGTTATCGGGCCTCCTGCGCATCTTGCTGTAGAGCCGCACACGCAGCATGGTACCGCACTCCGCATGGACAGGAAGTAACCAAAGATTATAACGCCTCTGATAGGGGTAAAACCCTACGGAATCAGGCCACTGATAGATATCGTGAGACTGAAAACGGGAAAGAAGTGAGGAGGGTTATCAAGGCTAGATATGACGCATCTGAAAAAGGGAAGATCGTCAAAAGCAAAACTCTTTCAGCCTACAAAGAGCGTAACCCTATAAAGAGCGCCGCTCGATATAAAGCTAACAAGGCGGTAGAGAGAGGGGTGATTTCAAAGCCAGATAGCTGCGAATCCTGCGGCAAACACGTTAGGCTGGAAGGACACCATTACGATTACAACCTCCCGCTTTCGGTGAAATGGCTGTGTCGTAAGTGCCACAATGACTGGCATAAAGAGAATGGCCCCGGATTAAATGGGGATTAGCCATATAGGTCGCTAAGGCGGCCTTTTTTATTATCTGAAATTCGTATCAGGCTGCCTCCGGGCAGCTTTTTTTATGCCTGCCGCTGAGCGGATGCGACGCGGTGCCCGGGTCGGATGACCCATTACGTATGGCCGGAAGGCTGGAGCAAAAACAATGAAACTGAAACTTGATGCTAACGGAAATGTGGTCGTTGAAAACGGTATGCCTGTGTACATCCATGATGACGGCAAAGAGATCCCGTTCGACGCAGCCGCAGCGATGACCAAAATCACCTCCCTGAATGGTGAGGCGAAAACTCACCGTGAAGCGAAGGAAGCGGCGGAAGCCAACCTCGCGAAATTCTCTGGCATCACCGACCCGGCTAAGGCGCTCGAAGCCCTGGAGATGATGACCAAAATCGACCAGAAAAAACTGATCGACGCTGGCGCTGTTGACCAGGTTAAGGCTGAGATTACCAAGGTATTCCAGCAGCAGCTGGATGAAGCGAACGGCAAGACCAAACAGCTCGAAAGCCAGCTCTACGACGAGATGATTGGCGGGCGCTTCGGTGGCTCCAAATTCATCTCCGAGAAGATGGCGATCCCGAGTGAGTTCGTGCGTTCGTACTTCGGGCAGAACTTCAAAATCGAAGACGGCAAGGTTGTGGCTTACGACGGCCAGGGCAATAAGGTGTTCTCTCGCACCAAGCCCGGCGAGCTGGCCAGCTTCGATGAAGCGCTGGAATCTCTGGTCGAGTCGCACCCGCAGAAAGACTACATCCTCAAAGCGTCCGGCAACAGCGGCGGTGGTTCTCACCAGTCGCAGCATCAGGCTGGGCAGAAAACCATGAAACGCGCTGCTTTTGACGCCCTGCCACCAGCTGAACAACAGGCTGCGATTGGCGGCGGCACGAGCATCGTTGATTAATCGAAAGGAAAAATAAATGTCCAACACTTTGACTGGCCTGATCCCGACCATCTACACGGCACTGAACCGCGTATCCCGTGAGCAGGTGGGCTTTATCCCGGCGGTGGCCCGTAACGCTAAAGCCGATGCCGCGGCCAAAGACCAAACCGTGACCGCACCGGTAGCACCAAAAACCACCACCGTTGATATCACTCCGGCGGCAACCGCGCCAAACGACGGTGATCAGAACATTGGTACCGTGGACGTGAAAATCACCAAATCCAAAATGGCCCCGGTCAAATGGAATGGTGAAGAGCAGCTTGCCATCGGACCATCAGGCACTTATGACGTTGTCCTGGCTGACCAGTTTTCTCAGGCGTTCCGCGCACTGAGCAACGAAATGGATGCTGACCTGGCATCGCTGGCTTATAAGTCTTCCCGCGCTGTTGGTGCTCCAAAAGATACACCGTTCAGTGTCAAAGACGACCTGTCTGATGCGGCGAACGCTCGTCAGGTGCTGACTGATAACGGCGCACCAACCACTGACCTGCGCATGGTACTGGGCGGCGAAGCGATGGCGTCAATCCGTGGTAAACAGTCCGTACTGTTCAAAGCGAACGAAGCCGGTACCGATCAGCTGCTGCGTGAAGGCATCATTGGTCGTGTGATGGGCTTTAACCTGCACGAATCCGCCAACATCAAACGCACCGCGAAAAGCACGGCGGCGGGCTATAAGGTCAATGGTGAGAAGAAAGAGGGCGACATCATTATTGCTATCTCTGCTGGTACTGGCGGTATTGCTGCCGGGACCGCAGTGAAGTTCGATGGCGATGACAACCAGTACATGGTCGTAGCAGCAACCTCTTCGACTATCACCATCGGCGCACCTGGCCTGCGTCAGGATCTGGCAGATCAGGCGACTGTCACTGTGCTGAGCGAGTTCGTGCCAAACGTTGCCTTTGACCGTAACGCATTCCTGCTGGCTTGCCGTACCCCGGCCATGCCAAAAGGCGGCGATACCGCTGATGACGTGATGAACGTAACCGATCCGGTCTCTGGTATTACCTTCCAGATCGCGCTGTACCGCCAGTACCGTCAGGTGCGTTACGAGGTTGGTGTGGCGTGGGGTGTGGCCTCCGTTCAGCCTGAACATTCCACCATCATCATGGGTTAACCCAGGGGGCTTCGGCCCCTTTGTTATTCAGGAGGCCCGATGGCCGGATTAACAAAAGAGCAGCGCGCGCAGCGTGAAGCGGAAAAGCTTGCAACTAAGCAGACCGCTGATAATAACCCTGCCCAGCAGGAACAGCAGCAGGAACAGCAGCAGGAACAGCAGCAGGAACAGCCAGGTATTGAGCTGGTGGTCATGGTGCGTGATATCCCAGAGTTCCCCGGCGGTCCGCTGCGCGCTGATGTTCACCCTGCTGAAGTGGATAACTGGCTGGCGCTGGACTGGCGTCTGGAGGAATAACCATGCTGGTTGCCGATCCCCATTCGCCGGACTTTAACAGCTACGCCAGCGTGTCCGACCTGCGGGTCTTTGCCGCCGCGCGCGGATACACCATACCTGCCGAAGATGGCGAATGCAGCCAGATGCTGATGCAGGCGATGGACTTTCTGGAAGGGAAGGCCTGGCGCGGTCAGCGTTCCAGCGCATCACAGCCTCTATCCTGGCCGCGTTCCGGCGTGCGCTTCGATGGTGTTGACCTGCCGAATGATGCGATTCCACAGCGCCTGATTGATGCTCAATGTCGCCTGGCCATCGAATCGCAGGAGATTGACCTCACGCCGTCGGTCTCCGGTGGCGGCGCGGTCATAGCTGAGAGCGTACAGAGGGCCGTCTCTGTGCAGTACGAGCCGGGAACGAATAAAGCTTCTCCGTCATTCCCATGGTTCTATTCCGCACTGCGCGGGCTTGTAGTGGGCGGCAACCAGGTCCGGGTCGAAAGGGGGTAGCATGGCAATCGACTATCGCCGCATGCGCGCTACGGCAACGCGGCTCCTGAAGGATAACGGCAAATCCTACCAACTGACCCGAGGCGGTACCACCACCCGCGATCAGTACGGGAAAGAGATTACTACCGAGCCTGTTATCGCGACCGTTACCGGCGTTATCACTGAATACTCCACTCGTGAAATCGACGGCTCTCTGATTGCTACAGGCGATAAGAAGCTGGCGGCCACGTTTGAAACTGAAGTGCGCATCGGTGACATCATTGATATCGACGGCCAAAAGTGGCGCGTGGTACAGCCGAATCCGGTTAAGCCCGCAGATGTGCTGATCTCCTACAACATCCAGCTGAGGACCTGATTATGACCAGTTCTGCAAATCAGCCGTTCCTGGCTGCCATTCAGTTGTTCGTCGATGGTTCAAAGCAGGAGATTGAGGAGGCGGTCCGCCGGACGGGTATCAAAATCCTCGGGCGGTTGGTGGACATGTCACCTGTCGGGCAGCCAGAAATCTGGCAGGTAAACCAGACGGCATCAGCCTATAACACCGCGGTGAGAGAGCATAACGCGGCGCTACGTGATGATCCGTCCAACCTTACAAAATCAGGGCGGCTCAGGCGAGGCCTGCGTGTCAACGATTCGATGGACATCAAAAAGCCTGAGGGTTATGTCGGTGGTCGGTTCAAGAACAACTGGTATGTCGGGTTCGATAGCCAGCCAACAGAGACGAACGATACCCCGGACGCTTCGGGGCAGGGTTCAAACTCCCGCGGTCTGGCGGTGCTTGAGGTGTTCAGAGTAGGGCAAGTGAGCGCGATTTACTTCACTAACAACCTGCCATATGCCCAGGCACTGGAGAACGGACATTCAAACCAGGCGCCCGGCGGTATGGTCGGGTTGACCGCATTGGATGCTGCCATATACTTCCGCGAGGCAATGAACGAGGTGCGCAATGGCCGGTGACCAGTCCATGCGAATTGCTGAATTGCTGGAGAGCCGGGTGGCGATTATCGCTGAGTCGCTCGGATTGCCGATCGCCTGGCCTAACATCGCTTTTACCCCGCCTGATGATGCCCCTTATGGGCGCGTTTATGTCTTACCAGCGCAAACCGTGGGGCAGGACCTGGAAGGTCAGTTGCGTACATACCAGGGCATTCTCCAGCTCAATATCATTGCACCAGCAGGTAGCGGCGTGACTCTGGCCAGAGGGCTGACAAAGTCTGTCGCAGATGCTTTTCCCGAAGGGCTGCCGCTGGTGGATGGTGACCTGACCGTTTATATCAATGGCCCGCCGCAGGTGCGCCAACCTATACAGGATCGCCCCACATCATCACCCAACGGCACTACCGGCTCTATCACCTACACCACCCCTGTCAGCATGCAGTACCGCGCTGATTACTGACCCGCCGCCCGGCGGGTTTTTTATTACCTAAATTCAGGAGAGTGCTATGGCATTCGCAATCCCTAACGGCTCGCGTGTGAACGTGGCCAAGGCCTATCAGGCTCCCATCACCTTTACCGCTGCCTCTAACGCTACTGAATGCGAACTGACTGTTGCATCTGCCGCTGGCATCCTGGCGGGCGATGTAGTGCAGGTGAGCTCCGGCTGGCTAAAACTCGATAATATGGTGCTGCGCGTTAAATCCGTAGCCGGTACCAAAATCGTGCTGGATTCGTTCGATACCTCTGACACCACCAAATTCCCGGCAGGCACTGGCGCGGGCACGCTGCGTAAAATCGACACGTGGATCACGATGCCGCAGGTGATGACCCTCTCCACTGAGGGTGGTGACCAGCAGACCATCAGCGTGCAGTTCCTGGAAGATGACAAAGCGCGAACCATCCCAACATTTAAAAACGCGGTGGTTCAGGTTTACACCTTTGCACATGACCCTCAACTGGCGATCTACAAACGCCTCATTGACCTGGATGACTCCAGCGATACCACCGCGGTCTGGTTCCATAACCCACGCGGCAAGGCGGATCGTTATTACTCTGCCAAGGTTTCCTTCCAGCGCGTGCCGCGTACCGAAATTAACGCCGTTGAGAGCAACGAAGCGCGTATGAACTTCGAATCGGACATGCAGATTTACCCGATCGCCGATTCATCCGTGACGCCGCTGGCGTTCCTGACCGACCTGCCGTCAACCAAGTCCGTTGCCACAGGCGCAGCGCTGGATATGGCAGTGGTAATGAAGGGCGGCTCAGCACCTTACACCTACGTTTGGAAGAAAGGCAGCACCGCTATTCCGGGCAAAACCGCATCGACGTTCAACATTCCTTCGGTCGCTTCCGGTGATGCTGGCTCTTACACCTGCGAAGTCACCGACGCCGCAGGCAAGACCATCACCTCGGCTGCGTGCGCCGTTACCGTCAGCTAATCAACTGAGCCCGGTTCGCCGGGCTTTTTGGTTTCTACTTTGTAAAACAGTACCGCTCAGGCGTTTTCTGTACTTGAGTTCTTCATTTTTTCAGACTGCCTAAAACGCGCATCTCACGCGCTCAACTTAACTCAGAACCTTTCAGGATGACCCTTGAGGATACCGGTTTGGCAATCGGTGCCTTTCTGAGGGCCGGATTTCCTGTGAGACAAGGTTCATCACTCAAAGGTAATTACCGATATGACTAATTTATGCATGTTCAATACTCCGGTCCGTGTCCTTGATGGCGATATGGTGTGCCTAACTGACATCTGGGTGGCGGCGGCTAAAGCCAAGGAGGAGGGACTGGCTCCATCTCTGATTAAGCGGAATATGGACAAGCTACGCCCGTGGTACTTTTTGCGAAACGCCTCCACGAAGCGCTTTATCAGCAGTTTGCTCAAACTCTCAAAAAACGAGAGTTTGGAGTTGCCTGCCTCCCCAACACTAACTGTGGCTGGTAACGGCGGTGGAACCTTCGCCCACAAATTGATCGCTTATAAATATGCAGCATTCCTCGACTCTGACTTTGAGGCAGGCGCATTCATTATTCTTGATAAATTTTTTACAGGTGAGCTGCAAAGAAAGAGCGATCTGGTTGCAGATCTCAACCTAAGCATCCTCGAATTCGATAATAAAAAGGATTACGCCAGCCATTGCGGGAGCGGGCTGGCGGGGTGGAAGTATGAAAAGCCAATACTCCTCGCAAAAATTAAGCTGTTGACTGACCAGTTGCAAATGACTCTCCCCGGACTTTCGGCATGACAGATCGTCTTGTCGAATGCGCATCCAGGGCGGGGCGCGACTTCTCTGAATTCTTGCGCGGCGAGAAAGACATTATGCAAGTGCTGGCGTCTATTGATCAGTTTGCATATCAACTCGAGATTCGCGGTTGCGTTAACCAGCACTTTGTCAGTCATATGATGAGGGGTACGGTAATGCAGGAGTTCATGAATATGGCGAACAAGCGCCAGAAAGAAAATCGGCGCATAAAACGCGCAGCAAAGAAACGCAAATGACCCGCTCCGGCGGGTTTCTTTTTTCTAAGGAACCGAAATGACCAAATTTTCCCTGATCCCCAACCCAACTTTTTCTGTGACCGCGAGCATTCCGCGCGCTGGTGCCGAAGACGGCAAGCTGACGTTTACTTTCCGCCATAAGACGCTGGAAGAGCTGCGCTCTATGGACGAAAAGCTGCAAAAGGCCGCTGAAGGTAAAAAGACTGCCATCGATCCACAGGCCGACTATCTCATGGAAATTGTCGAAGGATGGGCTCTTCCTGACGAGTTTACCCGCGAAAACGTTATTGTTCTCCTGCAAAACTATCCGCGTGCTTTTGACAGCATCGGCATGGCGTACACCAAAGAGCTGATGGGGATTCGCGAAAAAAACTGAGGCAGGTCGCCGCAGCGTTGTATACGCCGGGACCGACGCTCGCGGAGCTGAGCGCTTTTGGTTTGACGCCTGAGGACGTGGAGGAAGAGGTGGGGATCCTGCCCTCGGTGTGGAGGTCCTTCACCATCTTCTCTTCCATGGCAACCCAGTGGCGCGTCGGCGCGAGCGGGGCGACCGGCCTTGATTATAACGTTCTCCCCTGGATGTTCGAGTTACACGGGGTTGAGGATGCGGCGGCCTGCATGGCTGACCTTCAGATTATGGAAAGCGAGGCTCTCAAGGTAATGCACAAGGAGACGAAATAATGACAGACCAGATCGCCTCGATTACTTTGCGGGCCGATGTTTCTGACCTGAAAACAGCCAGCAACGAACTGGATAAACTCGGCCAGGCGGCGGCCGGTGCTGTAGATAAAGCAGATGATCTGAATAGCGTATTTCGCGCTGGCGCTGAATCTGCGAAGCAAGGCAGTGAAGGGCTCAAGGAGCAGCAGAACGCGCTCAAAGGGCTGCTGGAGAATATCGACCCAGTTACCAAAGCCTTAAACCGGCTGGATGAGCAGCAAGAATCGCTGCGGAAATTCCAGGCCAAAGGTTTCCTGGATACCGATACCTTCCAGGCTTACAACAAAATCCTGGATGACACCCGCCTTAAGCTGACCGACACCGGAGAAGCCGCGGCGCGTGCTCAGGCCGAATTAGCCGCTACTCAGGCGGCAGAGAAGCAGTCCACAGCGTTAAAGAACCTTCTTGGATCCATCGACCCGACTATCCGCGCGTTCAATTCATTGGATGAACAGCACGCACAGCTGGTGGCCCATTTCGAAGCTGGGCGCATTAACGGTGCTCAGTTCGAGCACTTCAACACAATCCTTAACCAGACGCGTGAGCGCCTTTCTGGTGTCGCAGACGTACTACCAGAAGCGCTATCCCGGCAGGAAGCTGCTGCCCGGCGCGCTGGAATCTCCGTTGGTCAGTACAGCGCAGCAATGCGCACGCTTCCGGCACAGTTCACCGATATCGCCACGCAGCTGGCTGGCGGTCAGTCTCCGTTCCTGATCCTGCTGCAACAGGGCGGGCAGATTAAAGACCAGTTCGGATCTGTTCAGGGGGCGCTGTCCGGTGTCGGCGAATACATCCGCAGTATGGCTGGGATGATTAACCCAACCACGATCGCACTTGGTGGTCTGATTGGTACGATCGGCCTGCTGGCTGCCGCGGCATACAATTCATCAGAGCAATTCGACCAGGTAGCTCGCTCGGTCATCATGATGGGAGGTGCTGGCTTCGTTTCAATGCAGCAGCTCAACGAAGCCGCTGAGGAGGTGGCCGGCAAGACGAATACATCGATCAGTTCCACCGTCGATACGCTGGTTACGCTGAACGATACTGGTAAATATACCGCCAGCCAGATGAAGCAGATCGCAACGACCATCACCCTCATGGGTAAGGCCGGAAACGATACCAAAACGGCAATGGCCGACTTCGGCAAGATTGTCAGCGACCCGGTTAAAGGGCTGGCCAACCTCAATGAGCAATATGGTTTCGTTGATGAGGCCATGATCAAGCACATCATCCAGCTTCGTAAGCAGAAGGGTGAGCAAGCGGCTGTTACTGAAGCCATTAACTTGTTTGCTGGCGTCATGGCAAAACGCGCAGAGGAAACTATTGAGGCAACGGACAATATTGGCAAAGCATGGACTGGGCTAAAAGCATTTGCCTCTGACACTTTCGGTCAAATAGGCGTGACGGTGCGGGCTTGGGGAAACCAAGTCATCGAAGTGTTTAAGCTCTTGGGCACCTCGTTTGAAGCCCTGTTCGTCAAGATGAAAGAGGTCTCCCTTGAAATTATGGGGGGGATGATTACCGGTTTCACGGATATTGCAAACAAACTCCCTGGCGGGGAATCGCTCATAAAATCCATGGGGTTTGATGGGCTAGCTGAGAGCGTTTCCAAGAACCGAGAAGCTGCAAGCAAGGAGTATGCTCAGCTTACCGCCGACTACAATAAGCATATTGCTAACCTCAGTAAATCCCAAGGGCAATGGGAAGAAGAAGCGAAGAATGGCGCTGGTGGAGGTGTAAGAGGTAGCGGGGCTGTCAGCCGCGAATCGAGGGGCGCAGTATCGAAGCTTGCTCAGGACTCAGACAAAAAGACCAAAGAGGCGAAAGCCACTCTGGAAGCTGGCGATCGCACCCTGGAGAACTACCGCGCCCAGGCCAGAACGTTAACTGAAACGCTCGAGACCCTCCGACAAACAGGCGAAACCAACGCTAAAAACACCGAGTTCAGTAAACAGCAATCTCGATTTGCTGAATTGGATGAGGCAGCCAAAACCCGCGCGCTGACTGCTCAGGAAAAATCTTTACTGTCGAGCCGTGAGGCGATTCTGAACGCCGCCAAGGTGGTTGATCAGAAGAACAAGGAAGTAGAGGCGCAGCAGAAGATTAACGGCCTGGCGCAGCAGGCGAATAAATACGTCACGCAGATGTCGGAAAAGACAGAAGCGTTGCGAGGTAGTGCCGGCCTAAGCAGTCGTCAGAGCCAGCGCATGATGGAAGAGGCGCAACTCCGCCAGGGCTGGCTCAACGGTGGTGGTAAGCTTGAGGATTCTGGATACCAGAAGGAACTTGCAGCACTCAGGAATTATTACGCCGAAGAGGATAAGTTGCGAGGCGACTGGAAAACAGGGGCTGTTGCTGGATGGAATGAATATCTGGACGCCGCTACCAACACCTATGACGCCGTTAAGAATGTGGCTAGTTCCACGTTAACTGGCTTGAGCAACATGCTGACTGATCTTATGACAACCGGTACCGCTTCGGTTAAAGAGTTCGGGAAGTCCATGTTGAAGATGATACTTGAGGTAACCAACCGACTAATGGTCGCCTATGCGGTGCAGGCTGCGATGGGCTGGATAAGCGGTGGCAGTAGCGGTGGCAGCACGCCTGGTGGTGCGTACGCTAACGCTGCTGCTGGCGTAACCTTCAATGCGAAAGGTGGTGTTTATGATTCGCCCGGGCTCAGTAAGTACGTTAATGGGGTATACGACTCTCCCCAGTATTTTACTTTCCAGGGCGCATCGAAGTTTGCGAAGGGCGGTGTCTTTGGAGAGGCAGGGCCGGAAGCTATTATGCCGTTAGCTAAAGATTCAGCAGGGCGGTTGGGAGTGCGTGCCCAGGGCGGTGGCGGTATGGCTCCGGTTATTAATACCACCGTTAACGTTGATGCTGGTGGTTCTGCAACTGTTCAGTCTTCCAGCTCAGGTGATGCTATGGGCCGTGCCCTTGCTGATGAAATGCAGAACGCTGCGTTGCAGGTTATCCAGAAGCACCTTAAGCCTGGAGGCATGATCTACAACTTCAGTAAAGGCAGGTAGTGTTTACGTCGTCCCCTGGTTAATATGATGAAAACCATAAAAATCAGGGGATGATTGTGTTAAAAAAAATCTTTAAGAAGATACTCAAAACCATTGGTTTGCTCATTTTACTTTTAGTTGTTGTCCTTGTGGCAGCGAGACTTAGTCTAAAAACTGATGACGAATTGAAAGCTGAGGAAGCCAAAGCGTTATCTGATAAGAAGCTGGATGAGTTGAGAAGCGCGTGTGAAGCTTACGTAAGGATGTCAGTCATTAACAAAAGCACCCTGGATATGTCGGTGTTTGGCTCGAACAGATGGCTCGGTGATGACGGTAAGTTTTACGCCACGCAGGAGTTTAGCGCCAAAAATAAATTTGGTCTTGAGCAGAAATTCAGGGCTGAATGTATTGAAGACAAGGATGGGAAGACTGATTACCGGCTTGTAGAAATGAATGGAAGTTAAATCAAAATGGTCTGAAAACTTTCCCCCCATGCTTTCAACCAGTATTAAGCCTCGCACATGCGGGGCTTTTTTATGGAGTAAATATGGCAGTTGAAACATACAGCTGGCGCTCTCAGCTCGGTGCCGGCGCGATTGAATACAGCCAGACGGTGCGCGCGGCGCAGTTCGGTGATGGCTATGAGCAGGTTGCTGATAATGGCATTAACTCTACTGCTATTCAGGTGCCAATGAAGCATACCGGCACCGAAGCGGAGGTGAACAGTATTCGTGATTTCCTCCTAGCTCATACCGTTAAAGCTTTTATCATCACGCCGCCCGGCGAAGCGAAGGGGCTTTATCGGGTAGTCGCCGATTCCGTACGGAAAAATCAGATCAGCAGCAAGTTTGCTGAGCTGACGTTCACCATCAAACGGGCTTACGGAGTGTATGCATAATGGCATTAGTCGATCAGGCGGCGATGCTGGCACCGGGTGGCAGAGTTCGCCTGGTTGAAGTTGACGCCTCAGAGTTCAGTGGCGGTATTCACCGTTTCCACTACGCACCTTTCCCCCATACACCGGAAGAGATCGACGCTGCCAATGGTGATGAAGAAAAGCTCGGACCAAAGCCAATCGTATTCGGTGGCAATACCTACGATTTTTGGCCGTTTCAGGTAGCAGGCCTGGAGCTTTCAACAGACCAGGCCGCAGAGCCGAAACTCAGCGTTTCCAACCTCGACGGTCATATCACGGCGCTATGCCTGCAATTTAAAGACATGGTTAATGCCAAAGTGAGCATTATCGACACCTATTCGGTTTACCTCGATGCCGTGAATTACCCTGGTAGGGTGAACCCGACCGCCGACCCGTCGATGTTCACGCTTCAGACCTTCTGGCTTGACACGAAAACCTCCGAAGACGACGAAGTGGTTTCATGGTCACTCAGTAGCCCCGCAGACTTGCAGGGGCTTGTTATCCCAACCAGACAAATCACCTCGCTATGTGAATGGGCGCTACGCGGGCAGTACCGGAGCGGCGATGGATGCACCTATAACGGTACGGCATATTTCGACGCGAAGGGGAATCAGGTATCAGATCCTGCCCTTGATGTGTGTGGTGGTTGCCTCAGTGACTGCCGTAAACGATTTGGCGCTGGCCTGGCAGACCCTGACGCGGCCATCCTAGATTTCGGCGGTTTCCCGGCCACAGTACTTTTCACGCGATAACCGGACATCTCAATGAACAAAACCATAATGGCAGCTATCCGGGCGCATGCGCTGGAGGAGTCTCCGCGCGAGTGCTGTGGCTTCGTTATTCAGTCAGGCCGTCGCCAGCGCTACATTCCCGTGCCGAATACGCATGAAAATCCGACAGAGCATTTTCGCATCGATGGCGAGCACTGGGCTAACGCCGAAGATATCGGGACGATTATTCGCGTCATCCACTCCCACCCGGGCGACGGTGCCCGGCCTATTCCGTCCGATCTGGACCGCCAGCAGTGCAACAACTCCGGCGTGATCTGGGGTATTTACTCACCTGACAGCGATGAGTACGCCGAGATAATGCCGGAGGCGGTGCCGCTTATTGGTCGTCCGTTTATCCTGGGCTCGAATGACTGCTGGGGGCTGATTATGGACTGGCACGCCATTCAGGGCGTCACGCTGAACGATTTTCGCGTCGATTACCCGTGGTGGGAAAGCCAGTACCCGGACAATCTCTATTTCGAAAACTGGGAGCGGGAAGGATTCGTCGAGTGCGATCCGGCACCAGGCTGTATGGTCATCATGCAGGTTGATTCCGATAAGTGGAACCATGCGGGCATCATCACTGAAGAAGGTGAACTGCTCCATCACCTTTACGGCCAGCCTTCCTGCATTACCCCGTATGCCAGAGGCTATTTCAAAGACCGCACGATGATCTGCGTTCGTCACAAAGACCTGCCGCAGGAGATAAAGCCATGGCGCGTTTAACCACCATTCGTCTGTATGGCGCACTGGGCGCCCGCTTCGGGCGTGTGCATAAACTGGCAGTGCAGACATCTGCCGAAGCGGTCAAAGCCCTATGTATCAACTTCGATGGGCTGGAAGACTATCTGATGAATGCCAAAAAAAATGGCATGACCTTCGCGGTGTTTCGCGGTAAGCGCAACATAGGCGTGCAGGACTTCCAGGAGCTGGCAGGCGATAGCGATATTCGCATAGCGCCAGTTATGGAAGGGGCGAAGAAGGCCGGCATGTTCCAGACAATCCTCGGCGCCGTGATGGTTGTTGCTGGTGTTATTACTGGAGTGGCAACCGAGTGGACGGGCGTTGGCCTAACCTTTGGGGCCGGACTTATCATGTCGGGCGCGTCAATGATGGCGGGCGGTATTTACCAGATGCTTTCGCCCCAGCCCAAAGGGTTACAGGGGCGAGACGATCCTGACAATAAACCCTCTTATGCCTTCGGTGGTTCAGTGAATACCCTTGCGATGGGAAACCCGGTCGCGCTTCTCTATGGTGAGCGCGAGATTGGCGGCGCCATCATCAGCGCTGGCATAGTCGCCGAAGACATCTGATAACTCCTTTCTGAATATCAAGCACCCAGTCGGGTGCTTTTTTTATGGATGTAATATGGAAGCGATCACTGGTGCAAAGGGTGGCAGCCAGAAGCAGCACACACCTGTAGAACAACCTGATTCGGCGCAGTCAATGGCGCGCTGCCGCATGCTGCTGGCGCTCGGGGAAGGTGAGTTTGCTGGTGGTCTGGATGCGACCAGCATTTTCCTGGACGGTACGCCGCTGGGAAACGCCGACGGTACGATGAACTTTGAGAATGTTTCCTGGGAATTTCGGCCGGGAACACAGACCCAGACGCCGATTCCGGGTTTTCCCGCAGTGGAGAACGAAACTACGGTTGGCGTATCTCTGACAAAAGCCACGCCCTGGACGCGCGCGCTGAGTAACACCCAGATTGACGCTGTGCTCGTTCGCATTGGTATTCCGGGTTTGCAGCAGCAGGAAAACGACGGGGATATTGTCGGCACTACCGTAAAGTACCATATCGATCTTGCTGTAGATGGTGGTGCGTTCTCTACGGTCATGACAAGAACCGTGACAGAGAAACTCAGTTCTCTCTATGAACTGACCCATCGCATTAATCTTCCGAAAGCCAGTACAGGCTGGCAGATTCGCGTGGTACGCGACACCGACGACAGCACCAGCCAGATGTTGCAGAATAAAACGCAGGTACAGGCAATCACTGAGGTGATTGATGCGCGCCTGCGTTATCCCCATACGGCGCTGCTGTATGTGTCGTTCAACGCCAAATCGTTCAACAATATCCCGAAGGTTTCCTGTAAGCCTAAGGGGCGCATTATCCGCATCCCTTCGAATTACGATCCGATAGCCAGAACCTATAGCGGCACATGGGACGGGACGTTTAAGTGGGGCTGGACGAATAACCCAGCATGGATCTGGTTCGATGTGCTCACTGAGCCGCGTTTCGGTCTTGGCCGACGCGTCACGGCGCAGATGCTGGATAAGTGGGAGCTTTACCGTATTGCCCAGCGTTGCGATCAAAAAGTACCTGACGGGAAGGGTGGTGACGGTACCGAGCCGCGCTTCATGTTTGATGTCTACATCCAGTCGCAGGCAGATGCGTGGCAGGTAATCAAAGACATCGCCGCAGGGTTCAATGGCATGACGTTCTGGGGCAACAATATGTTCAATGTTGTCTCGGACATGCCGGCGGATACGTCGAAGCTGCAAATCCTTACCCGCGCTTCGGTGGTGGGCAAACCGGTTTACTCGAGCGGCAGTGAAAAGACCCGCTTCTCCAGCGCGCTGATTAACTTCAGCGACCCTGACAATCACTATCAGGACCGCACAACAGCGGTGATGTTCCCGGACCTGGTTAAGCAGTTCAAGTTTAAACAGACGCAGATCACCGCAATCGGCTGTACGCGCGAGAGCGAAGCACAGCGCCGTGGCGGGTGGGCGGTGTATTCCAACTCACTCGACCGGATTATTACGCTACAGACCGGGCTTGATGGCTATGTCTACGTGCCGGGTACCGTGTTTGCATTTGCTGACGAACGCCTTTCAGGGCGTGTTTATGGCGGGCGTATAACCGGATATAACGCCGGGTTGAAGGCTGTGACAACCGATCGGGGAACCAGTGCCGTTGCGGGTGACACACTGATGATCCGCACACGGGGCGGTACCGTTGAAAGCAGGGTGATCCAGGCCGTAAACGGCACGCAGCTGGTGGTCGCCACGCCTTTCACGGCAGAGCCGTTACCCAACGCTGTATTCGTCATCGATGCCGGGCAGTTGCGTCTGCAATACTTCCGCGTTACGAACCTGAGATTTGATGATGAAGAAAACACCTTCACAATCACCGGGGCCGAATATAACGCATCAAAATATGATGCGGTCGATAACAATGCCCGCCTGGACACGCCGCCAATCAGTCTGATACCAACCGGCCTCGTCAACCAGCCGACCAATATCGTGGTAGCGAGCTATGACGCAGTGCGCCAGGGGCAGCGAGTGGCTACCCTGACGGCATCCTGGGATGCGCCGGTCGACAAGAACGGCAAACCACAGGCGGATGTCATAGCCTATCGGGTGCAGTGGAAGCGCGGCGACAATGAGTGGGTTAACGTACCGGAGACCGGTCTTCGCAATATCGAAGTGCCTGGCATCTTCGAGGGTGATTATCTGGTCCGTGTACGCGCGATCAACTCCGGCGGTGCATCGAGTCTCTGGGCAACTTCCGCGCTTACACACCTGAAGGGACGCGCGGGTGAGGTACCCAAACCTGTCGGGCTTAAGGCCTCCGAAGACGTCGTATTCGGAATCAACGTCACCTGGGGATTCCCGGCTAATACCGGCGACACCCTGAGCACTGAGCTGCAATACAGCATTGCCGCTGACGGCTCGAATCCGATGCTTTTGGCATCTGTACCGTATCCGCAGAAACTTTATCAACAGATGGGGCTGAAGGCGGGGCAGGAATTCTGGTACCAGGCACGGCTTGTCGACAGGATCGGGAATCAGAGCGGGTGGACCGACTGGGTGCGCGGACAGGCCAGCATCGATGTATCCGATATCACCGATGCGA